GAAACTCTAGAGACCCTAATTACGCAGGAAACGGCACTGATGGAGCTTACCTCTGGGGCGCCCAGTTAGAAGCCGGTTCCTTCCCCACCAGCTACATCCCCACCGAAGGTTCTACCGTCACCCGCGCTGCTGACGTGGCGAGTATTACGGGGACGAACTTCTCAAGCTGGTATGAGCAGAGTGAGGGGACGGTGTTTAATGACTCAACTGTGATTGCTCCAAACGTTCAAACTCAAACGGTTTGGCTTTTCACTGGTGGCACATACAGTACAAGCCTTCGGCAACCTCAAGGCACGGGTGACAGGTTTAGAGCGCAAATTGGCAACACTTTTACTCCGTCTCCTGGGACAGGGAATACGTTGTCTACTGGTACAAGAAAAGCGTGCGTTGCATATTCAGGCACGGCAGGAAGACTGCAAGTGGGTAGCAGCAGTAATGACGTGACAGCAGCCGGCGTATCGGACGCAACTGATTTTTACATCGGATCCCTTGCTGGTGGAAGCACGCTCAACGGCACTATCTCCCGCCTAACCTACTGGCCAACCCGACTTTCTAACGACACCCTACAAACTATCACCGTATAACAAATGGAAGAAGAACTCCTTATCGAAACCCCACCTACGCCTGGTCCTTTCTTCCGGTTTGCGGATGAAAACGCCTGGCTAACGGCAGCTCGTGCTGCTGGCTTTATGACTACTGTTACCGATGAAGAAGGTAATGAAACTGAACAACTAAAAGCTTACACCCATAACTACGCTATTGATGTTGTTGGTTCTATCACCCGTGGTGGTGAATGGGACGAAGAAGGCAACGTTATTACCGAACCTGAAACATTGGACGGTTTCCACGTTAACTACGTTGGAGAACTGCCTGAGGGGTGGGAAGCTTTTGAAGTAACTCCTAATTCACCTTGCCGAGTATTTGCATGATTACCCTTATTCGTCCAATCCTTTTTTCGTTTATCAATTCTGATAAGGTTAAGCGTCTTATTATTGACCTGCTTAAGAAGCTTGCAGAGCAAACCGATAACACGGTTGACGATGAAGCTGTGAAGTTTATTGAACGTGGACTATTTGGTTCCGCTGAGTAATCCTCCGGTATTACCTTCGTTAACCCTTCCAGAAGCGCCTGTAATGCCTGTTCCGGTGCTGGAGGTACCAAGAGGACTGTTACCTAGTTACAAGCCCCTTGTAGTGCCTCCTAGCACCCTTAGACCGCCTCCTGGTATTCAAGGTCCTAAAGCATCGGAAGAACAACAAGGAAAAGAACCAACAAAACCTAAACCACAAGTTAAGGTACCTCCTAAACCAACCAAGGAGGTTCAAATGGTTGATGTACCATTTACGGACCTAGAGGTTCCGGTGCCATCAACTGAAATAATGACAGCTGCAGCAACGACAGCGGTTATATCCGTTGCGGCCACCCTTACTGCTACATCTATTTTTAAATACCTTGTAATGGTAATGAAGCCCGTCGTTAAAAAAACATGGAACAAGATAACCAAGAAAAAGAAGTAAAGAAACCACTGCTTAAAAAGATTAAAGAACAAGCTGAGCACGACGTTGAGATCCTTGGAACTTTCGTTCGGCTCGGTGTTGTTGTTTGGAGTGGTTTTATTATTACTCTTAACTACGTTGAGTTACCAATGATTGAAAAAGGTAAACACGGCGGCGACATTACTTTTGTTGCTTCTGTATTTACTGGTGCTCTTGCCACGTTTGGCTTGAATACTTCAAACAATAAAAACGGTAACGGAAACGGCAAACCTCTAACTGACCCTAAAAAGAAAGAAGAATGAAAAAGCTTTTCCTAATTCTGCTTTTTGCAAGTCCCGCTGCAGCACAACAAGTGACCCCTAACTTTACCCAGGGGTCGATGCAAGCTACTACTACAACCACCGTGGATATTAGCCGCACCATTGCGACCAATGTATATGGTGGCGATTATAAATCATGGTCTGGAACAAACGTAACACCCAGTGGGGACATTTTAGATACCTCCACCACCTATTCTGTAACCAACGCAGGGGAACAGTTTCAACTAGAAGTTGTGACCCGTGCAGCAGGGATTATCGAAGACAGCCTGGTAACCGAAACCATCCAACAAGTTTCTACCACTACCTCGTTGTCGGTTTTCTCTCAGTAAGCCCTGCGTTAGCTAATGAACCACAAGTTCAAAACACAGCTAATCCTATAGCTGCTGCTACTGGTAACGTCACTAATCAAGCGGTACAATTCCAAAATAACGGAGCACCTAGTAGACAGTACTTTAGCCCAGGTAACTCGTGTAACGGCACTACAATGACCTTTTCACCGTTTTACATGGGCAACGAAACTGTTCCTTACAAAAGTTCTGGGTATGTGCACGGTAATAACTACGGTGCACAACTTAACTTTAGTATACCGCTTGATGGTGGCATGACAGAACTTTGTAAAAAGATTGCTAAACGTCAAGAAGAAAAACTTCGTCTTGACTACGAACTTGTACGTGCACTAAAATGTACTGAGATTATGAAAGCTGGGTTTACCTTTAGACCTGGTTCACGTGTTGAAGTCATGTGTAACGACATTGTTCCTATTGTG